TTTATATCTAACATTTTTGCAATATCAACAATCATTGGTGATTTATATGTCGGCCAATCATCTAATATCATTATACCATTATTGTTTAATCTCTCACCAAAAAACATAACTTCTTTTAGTACATCATAGGTTGTGTGCGGACCATCTAATAAAACTAAATCATAATCATTTCTAATAGTTTTTAATTTATTATATATTGGAACTCCGTTACAATACTTTTCCATAAATTCTGTATCACACATCTGCAATAATATAAAATTGTGAAAATTTAAATTTTGTAAGACTGTTGTTTTCATTGAATTAGGGTATGTTGGAATAACACCAGAAGAGTGTTTTACATCTGAATCTTTATCAAAATGTTGATACCTAAGTTCACCATAAGGATCAACACCTACGTGCCAATGGTTTTTATTTTTTAATGATTTTAAAATTGTTTCTGAACCTTTACCCAATCTTACACCAATTTCTAATGTAAATGGATTATCACTTTTGATTAATTGACAACATTTTTCAATTAATTCATATTCAATACTATCGCCCTCGAGCATTGAGGTAGTATAGTTAGTTTTGTTGGTTTACCACCTACACCCTGTGCTCTAGCTCTTTTTCTTGCAACGGCACTCCGCTTCTGAGAGTCTGTCATCCTTGCCGCTTTGGCAGCAGGGACGCACTTTGGATACTTTCTTTTTGATCCATCTGCAGATTTTCTTCCACATGGTTTATGTCCTCCCCCTTTTTTCTTTGATCCAATGTCCACCCACTTTTGAGCAAACCATTTTTTTAATCCACCTTTACTCATTTTAGGGACACAGTTAGGCACCATCTTATTACCTTTCTTTTTCATGCCAGCTTGTACATAACCATCCCAACAAGTTCCTTGACTGTAACCACCTTTTTTGAAAGTCTTTCTAAAAAAGACTCCACTTGAGTCTTTTCCTATTTTAATACCAAACTCTGATTCAACATCTTGAGTTGGCGTGCCTGGATTAAAATCTTCTCTTAATTTTAATCTTCTGATTGTTATGCTAGGTTTTAATTTACTTTTTTTTCCTATTTTTTTAAGGTCATCACCTGTAAAACCAGTTTTTGGTATGAATTCTTTCATACCACTGTCTATTTGAATTCTTGTTAATTTATTAGCCATTACATTAAGTCTTTGTAGTAATCAGCCATTCCACCTTTTGTATATCCTTTTGCAGGATTGTTAAGTTCGGCTTTCAAGCCTCCTTTTGATTTTTTATCAACTAATTTTCTTCTTTTTGTTAATGGTTTTTTACCAGTTCTTT